TTGATGGTCAGCTCGGCTTCGATGCCGAAACCGGTCGGGATCTGGCCGATGCCGACCTTGCCGGTCACGGTGGTGTCGGCCGGCAGCGCGACCTTGGCCTGGCCGGCAACGAACTTCAGTGCGCCGAGGAAGCAGGCCGAATAGCCCGCAGCGAACAGCTGTTCCGGGTTGGTGCCCGGGCCGCCAGCGCCGCCCAGCTCGCGCGGGGTCGACAGCTGGATGTCCAGCACGTTGTCGGAGGACACGGAACGGCCTTCGCGGCCGCCGGTGGAGGTGGCCTGGGCGGTGTACAGAACCTTTTCGATGGACATCGGGATGCTCCTGGTCAGTGGGTGGGTGGTGCGTTGGAGCCTACTTTGCCCGGATTCTGCACACGTTGGGTTACAACAAGTCCGAGAAATTTGATTGAACGTCCTGCCAGCCTAGATCGTCCATTCCCGGTCAGTGGTGAACATGATGGTCAGCCAGCGGTCCGGCGACGATTCGCCCAGCGCATCACCGATTTCGTCGCGCAGGTGGTCCCACTCCAGCAGGGGCCGCGGTGGGTCGTCCTCGCGCACCACGAAGAACAGCTCGATCTGTTCACCACGGCCAACCTGGGCCACGTAGCTGCGGTGTTCGACGAAGCCGTGCTTTGCAACGATCGCCCGCGCCACCGCATCAACATGCGCCTGCAGTTCCGGCGGCGTGACCAGCAGGATGCCGGCCAGCGCGCGCCGCACCGTGCCCAGCGGCGCGATCATCACCAGCACGCAGACGAACGCCAGGATGGCCGGATCGATGTACGGTCCGACCCACGCCCACGACGTGCCGTGGACCAGCACACCACCGAGGAAGGCCGCCAGGTAGCAGGCCGACATGCTCGCAGCGATCACCCAGTTCTTCGCGTCCAGCGCGATGAACTCCGAGCCGATGCGCCGGTTAGCACGCAGCACGAACCAGGCCAGCGCGCTCTCGGCCACGATCGACAGCGCCGCGAAAATGATCGCGGGGCCAAGTGCGATCTGGCGCCCGCCCGACATCAGCGCATCGACCGCATTGACCAGCGCGTACAACGCCGCACCGATCATCAACGTTCCGCTCACTCCCAGCACGATCGGTTCCAGGTGCCAGAACCCCATGGTGAAGCGCTGGTTGAGGCGCGACTGCACGGCATCGGTCTGCGTGGACAGGGCGATCAGCCGCGCGACCAGCAGCGACAACCAGGTCATCACCACGTCGATCAGCCCGTAGATGCCGTCGAAGATGATCAGCGAAGAATTGGCCAGCAGGCCGAACACCACCGCCGCTGCAGCCAACAGCAGCGAGCCGACGATGGACAGGCGCAGCACGCCTTGTTCGGTGCGTGTATCGAAGTAGCGTTCGGTGGTGGCAGGCATGCGGGAATCCAGCGGTGAACGCGCTGCGGAAGCGGCGCCACACCATTCTATCCAGACCACCGCACGCCTCTGTGACCGCACTGACGCAGGCCCCGGAAAAGTCACCAGACTGGTGACGGTTTACGGATTGACGGGTGCGCACCTGCAGCGTATCTTTTCAACCACGATGACATACAAGCCTCTGGCGACCGCCGGGGGCTTTTTGCGTTTACGCCGTCCGTCGGCGCCTTGTCATCGTGCTTGCGGCCCTGCCATTCCTGGTGGGGCCGTTTCTGTTTCCGCCCCGATCCTGCCCCTTTTCGCGCCGTCCTTGATGACAGCGTGCGGCGTAGCCGCGTGCGCAGGGTCGGGGCATCCAACATCCATCAACGAAGGAGGATTCGATGCCCCTGCTGACACTTGAGCAGTGCCGCACGCACTGCCGTATCGACGGCGACTACGACGACACCATCCTGGGCGACCTGCTGGCGGCCGCAACCGACGCGGCGTCGGCCTACCTGGGACGGACGCTGTTTGCCGACCAGCCGGCACTGGACCTGGCGCTTGACCAGTTGCCGCAGGACATGGCGGCGGCGGTGACCGGGCATGAAGCCGCGGTTGCCGCCGCCAATGCCGAGACCAACGCGGCCAAGGCCAAGGCCATGCGCGACGTTGCTGATCGCCGCTTGGCCGTGGCCACCGAGCGCAGCGCGCAGCTGCTGCAGGGCCTGCCGGCCAACGACAGCATCCGCGCTGCGGTGCGCCTGCTGCTGGGCCATCTGTATGCGCACCGGGAAGCGGTGGTGGTTTCCACGTCCGCCATCGACGTGCCGATCGGCAGTGTCGCCATCGCGATGGCGCTGCCGTTTGGCGTCGCCGCGCTGCTCGATCCCTACCGACTGGCGGCGATCCCATGAACGCTGGCCACTTCAACCGCCGCATCCGGGTCGAGCGCCAGGACGGTCGACTCGATGCCTGGGGGCAACCACTGGATGCCTGGCAGCCGGTGGCGGAACTATGGACCGCCATCACCGCCGATGCCACCGACAGTGTGCAGCGGCTGACGCTTGACAGCCGACTGCCGGCAACGATCCGCCGCCAGCGGTTCCATGTCCGCCTTGCGGCCGCGCGGCAGGCCGGCATCCAGGCAGGCATGCGCATCGTGCACGACGGCAGGGTCTTCGACATCACCGGTGTTGCCCCGGACTTCAGTCGGCGCCAGACCACGGTGCTGTTCACCGAACAGTCTTCAGGCACGGCCTGAGTGACGCCAACCAGGACACTGCAATGAGTTACGAAGCACAGCTGCACGCGCTGCTGGGCCCCCTGCTGCAGGGCCGGCTGCATCCCGATGTTCCCCCGGAACCGGTCATCTACCCGTGTGCTGTCTACCAGCAGGTGGGTGGACAGTCCGTGTGGTTCAACGAAGGTTCCATTCCCGGACAGAAGCACGCTCGCGTGCAGCTGACCGTCTGGGCAGACAGTCGCGCCCAGGCCAACACCCTGATCCGCGACATCGAAGACAAGGTCTGCGCGGGACTGCCGACGGCCGAGTCATTCGGTGCTGCAGTCGCCGTGCATGAACCCGTGCTGCGCAAGTACGGCGCGCGGCTCGATTTCGGCCTGTGGTACGCCGACCTGTAAACCGCTTCATCCGTGCAACACCCCAACCCGGCAACCGCCGGGTTTTTCTTATCCAACGAGGAAATACACCATGGCACTCAAGCTTCCCAAGGGCACCCAGTTCGGCTTCGCACCGGTCATCTCCACCGCTATCGCTACCACCGCCATCTCCAAGGCCGCGCCGGCACTGGCCAGCGTCGCTGCCAACAGCGTCGACACCGGCGATGTGGTGGTCATTGAACTGCCGGGCTGGCCGGCCCTGAACAACCGCGCGACCCGTGCCGGTGCTGAAGCCACCGGCAGCGTTGAACTGCTTGGCATCGACACCACCGACAACGTGCTGTTCCCCGCCACCAGCGGTGCCGGCGTGCTGCGCAAGGCCGGTGTCTTCGTCGACCTGGACCAGCAGGGCGACCCGACCACCGCCGGTGGCGAGCAGCAGTACTGGAGCGGCACGCTGCTGGAGGACCCGACCGGTCGCCAGGTGCAGATGCCGACCTTCAAGAACGCCAAGACCATCACCCTGCCGCTGTTCTACGATCCGAAGAAGCCGTGGTACTCGGCCCTGAAGAACGTCGACGCCAAGGGCGAACCGGTGATCCTGCGTGCCAGGCTGGTCGGCGGCGACGTGCTGTACTGGTACGGCTACCTGAGCTACAACGGCGACCCGACCATGGCCGCCAACACCCCGATGGGCACCACCGCGACCTTCACCGCGCTGGCCGACTCCATCCTGGTCGAGGGCGCCTGATGTTCCAGGTAAAGGCGCCGGAGAGCTTCAGGAGCACCCTGACCATCATCGGTCACGGTCGCGAGCAGAAGCTCAACCTGACCTACCGTCATCTGCCGGTGGCTGACTACGCCAGTCTGCTGGAGCGGTTGGCCGAGGACGAGCTGAGCGTGGCACAGGCGATCCTGGACATCGTGGTGGATTGGGATGCCGATGTGGCGCTGGACACCGCCGGCGTCGAGCTGGCGCTGCAGCAGCAGGCCGGCCTGGATGGCGCGATCATCGGTGGCTACACCCAGGCCCTGCAGGTCGCACGCAAGGGAAACTGATCGAGGCGGTGGGGGCCCTGTACTGGCGGGCCCCCACCGAATCCGAGCTGATGCAGCTTGGATTGAAGGCAAAGCACTTTCCGCCGCCACAGGTCGAGTTGTGGCCGGAGTGCGTGCTTCCCATCGAACTTTTCTCGCGGGTTGCCACCCAGTGGCGCGTCGGCGCAGGTGGCCCGATCGGGTTGGACTACAACGTGGTCTACCGGGAGCTGGAGCGCGAAACGCTCGACAGCGACCAGTACGACGAGGTGATGGCGGCCATCCGCGTCATCGAACGCGCTGCCCTGGAGCAGATGCAACAGGAATGAGCCGGCCATCGCGGCAACGCCGATGGCCGGTCCCGACTCCGCCGATGCGGAGCCGACTCTCCCGAGGAACACTCAATGAGCACTACATCGCCTGGCAGCACACGGGCCACCGTGGAGGCCAGCAACGCACTGGAAACAGCCATGCAGGCGGCAAGGCGCAGCATGACCGAGATGACCAGCAGCACACAGGAGTTCCAGCGACAGCTGGAAAAGATCAATACGGTGCAGCAGGCATTCAATGCTGTGCTGACCACCAGCGCCTCGTTGGTCACCGCACTGTCCACGCAGTTGGCCGCCCTGAGCACACAGATGCAGGCGACAGCGAAGGGCGGCGCGGCTGCAGCGGGCGGTGACGCAGGCAAGGCCGCGAAGAAGGAAGAGAAGGCGGAAAAGGACGACATGGGCCTGGCGGGCATCCGCAAGGGCCTGGGTGGCGCGCTCGGTGACTACATCGGGAAGACCGAAAACACCGCCACGGCCGCCAAGAAGGCCTTCGACAAGGCGTTCACCGGCGCCGACGAAGCCCTGCGCAGCTTCGTGACTACCGGCAAGTCCAAGTACAAGGAGCTGGCCCAGTCCATCCTGTCCGACCTGAAAATGATTGCCGCACAGCAGGCGCTGGTCTGGGGGGCGAGGAAGATCGCCGGCCTGATGGGGGTCGACCTGACGCCCAAGGACACGGCGACGGAGGCGGCGACCGCGGCCACAGCGGCCCTGACAGCTCCCAAGGACGCCAAGGCCGGCGATAGCAAGGGCGGCAAGGATGACAAGGACGCCAAGGGGCTGTCGGGGTTCCGCAAGGGTTTCGGCAGTGCGCTCGGCGACTACATGGAAAAGGCCGAGAACTCCGCCAAGTCCACCCAGGATGCATTTTCCAAGGCATTCACCGGCGCCGAGGCGGCATTGCAGAGCTTCGTGAAGACGGGCAAGTCCAATTACAAGGAACTGGCCAAGTCGATCATCGCCGACCTCAAGATGATCGCCATCCAGCAGGCAATCGTCTGGGGCGTCAAAAAGATCACGGGCCTGCTCGGTTATGGCACGGGAGTGGAGGCCAATGCCAACGGTGGCGTCTACCAGTCGCCCAGCCTGTCGGCCTACTCCGGCGGTGTCTACAACACCCCGCAACTGTTCGCCTTCGCCAAAGGCGCCGGCGTATTCGGTGAAGCGGGACCGGAAGCGATCATGCCGCTGCAGCGTGGCCCGGACGGTCGCCTGGGTGTGGCCGCGCACGGCGGCGGTGGCGGTGGAGTGGGTGTGAGCATCCGCATCGACAACAACGGCGGCAAGGAAGTCACCAGCAACGAAAGCATGCTGCAGCAGTTCGGCAACGAGATCGGCCAGTTCGTGGAACGCAAGTACCGCGACCTGCAGATGCGTGACATGAAGGCTGGCGGCGTCCTCAGCAGGAGTGCAGCACGATGACCGACACCTTTACCTGGGCAGCAACCAGCCAGAGCACGGGCACCACCACTGCCACCGTCAAGCGTGCGCGCTTCGGCGATGGATACGCACAGGCCGCGCCGGATGGGCTCAACGCCCGCCTGCGCAGCTACCAGCTGCAGTTCGTCGGCAACCGCAGGACGATCAGCGAGATCGTGGCCTTCCTGGATGGCCATGTGGGCCAGAGCTTCTTCTGGCGAGGCCCGCTGGGAACCGGTCTATACGGCTGCGACACCTATACCGACAGCCATCTGGGTGGATCGGTGTTCAGTATCACCGCGACGTTCGAACAGACGTACCAGCCGTAGGAGATGGACATGGATCTTAGCCAGATCGACCTGGACACCATCCAGCCCAATGGCAAACGGGGTGAAACCCAGCGCCCCGCATTCACCAAGATCAACCAGAACTTCAAGGAAATAGGGCGCACTCTGGACGAGATTCCAGCCGCTATCGCGCATGCGTTCTCAGGCAGGAATCGTCTGATCAACGGCAACTTCGATATATGGCAGCGGGGAGACAGCTTCACCGCTGTGGCTGGGTACACGGCAGACCGGTTCATTGGCCAACAAGGAGGCATGACCGGGGCAGCCATCTTCAGGTCTTCCGTCGTGGCGGGCGATTCCAATTTTCCGCGAAGCCGCAGCACGCTGGCTGCCAACTCAAGCGGAAGCTCCGACGCGGCCGGCCACTACTTCCTGTTCGAGCAGCGCGTGGAAGGTGTCCATACCTTTGCCGCATCCGAAAGTACCTTGTCCTTCCTCGTCTACAACGCCGGAGCAAACGGGCGGAAGATCGCCGTGGAATTCCTGCAGCGCTTTGGAACGGGTGGCAGCGCGACCGTGTCGGGCATCCAATCCGAGGTCTTTACGCTCTCCCAGGGGTTGAACAGGATCAGCAAGACCGTCAGTTTGCCTTCTGTCTATGGAAAGACCATTGTCGGCGGCGATGATTCGGTGATCTGCGCGATATGGCTGTCCGCAGGCAGCAGCTTCACGGCCCGCTCTGGCGGCCTCGGCGCGCAAAGCGGCCAGTTGTACTTCGGCGAGCTGCAATGGGAAGCCGGGGCGCGTGCGACCACCTTCGAGTGGAGACCCATCGGCTTGGAACTGGCACTCTGCCAGCGCTACTTCCAGAAGAGTTTCCCTGTTGCAGAGGTACCAAACAGCAACAGCAACAGCGCCATGCATCGAACCGCGACGGCATTCAACAGCGGTACGTGCCGTGTCGTCGCCGAACTCAAGGCAACCATGCGGGACACCCCCCGCGTGACCTTCTATGCCAGCGGCGAAGGCGGAAATCTGGGCTCTCCCAGTACCTGGCGCTACTACGACGCCGTCGGCGGCGCCTGGCGCGCGTCGACGCTGACCAACGTTGTCATGGCGACCAGCCAGACCCTGATGGCCGACATCGGTGGCATGTCCTTTCCGGTCAGTGGCGGAGTACTGCTTGCAGGTCACTACACCGCCGACGCCGAACTCTGAAGGTTCGATATCGCGGCCGACATCGGCCGCGTCACCACGTTCAAGGAGCCTGAAATGGCGAGAAAGACAATCGACCTCGATTCCATTCAGCCGAACGGAAAGCGGGGTGAAACACAGCGCCCGGCATTCACCAAGATCAACGAGAACTTCGCGGAGGTCTACGATGCCCTGGCGGATGTAGCGAAGATTCCAGAGACGGTAGGCAATGCGATCACCCAGCGCGTCCCGGGCAGGAATCTCCTCATCAACGGCGGCCTGCAGTTCTGGCAGCGCCGCACTTCCGGACGCGTCGGCAGCGGGTCAGGTACGTTGGGGGCAGAGACCTTCTTCGCCGATCGCTTCACCAACTCGGCCCTGACCTGCAACCAGGATGTGCAGCGGGTGGCCTACGAAGGACAGATCGGCTATCCGGAGGACACCCGATCAATCCTGGTATGTACCGTATCGGGTGCCACCGCTGGCAGTGGCGCATGGATGGGCCAGAAGATCGAGGGGGTCCGCAGCGCGAGCGGTGACATCACCATCTCTGTGTGGGCAAACAGCGATGCACCAGACCGCAAGGTCGGTGTGCGCGTCATCCAGAACTTCGGCACGGGCGGCTCGCCTGCGCGGGAAGTGGTGATCGAAGCGGGCGTGCTTACGCTGGGTACCTCGGCCACGCACAAGAGCATCACCGTCACTTTGCCGAGCACCAGGGGCAAGGTACTCGGCAGTAATGGCAACGATCATCTCTATGTGGTGTTCGACCTGTGCGGCATCGGTCAGAAGGGCGAGCTGGTGGCCCAGAACGGCTCGTTCGGCTTCACCCAGTTCCAGGTCGAATCCGGGAGTGCAGCGACGCGCTTTGACTGGCGACCACCCGGTGTTGAACTGGCACTGTGCCAGCGCTACTACGAGAAAAGCTACAACCTCGACATCGTGCCCAATACCGCGCACAACGAAGGGCGCGAGGCATTCTCGATCAACTCACCGGGAGTGGCCCACTATCAGAGTGTGCGATTCCATGCGGCCAAGCGTGGCCATCCTTACGTGATGATCATCTCGGCCGACAACATTCAGCAGGATGGACACATCGCGGAAGACAACATCTCCCGCGTTCCCTGCCTGGTCAACTACGCCTCGCCCTCCGGTTACGAAGTCAGCTGGACCAACAATCCAGGCCGCTGGGGTGGGTGGTGGCACTGGTGGGCCGACGCTGAGTTCTGATCTCCAGCCGCTTCCAGATCGAATTCCAGGAACCCACAATGACGAGAAAGATCATCGACCTCGATTCCGTTCAACCGAACGGGATGCGGGGTGAAACGCAACGCCCGGCATTCACCAAGGTCAACGAGAACTTCGCCGAAGTGTATGGCGCACTGGATGGCGTGAACGCAATTGGACAGCGCGTGGAGTCGCTGGAAGCTGCGCTCAGAAGCGCGGTCCCCGGCAGAAATCGCCTGATCAACGGCAATTTCGATTTCTGGCAGCGAGCCACCACCGGCACCACCCAGGGCGGTGAGATCCATGTGGCCGATCGTTGGACAGCGGCAGCGCTGGGTTGCACGCATACCGTCAATCGCGGAGCCAACCTGCCCGCGGGCGGTGCCGCACCGGAGTCGCGCCGCTTCCTCAACAGCATTGTCTCCGGCACGCGCGCGGGCAGCAGCGCCTATGTCGCGCAGAAGGTCGAAGGCGCGGCCACGCTGTCTGACGGCGAGGTGACCGTCTCCGGCTTTGCCTATGGCCCAGTAGGCAAGCGCATCGGCATCCGCCTCATCCAGCACTTCGGAACCGGCGGCGCGCCGTCAGCTGCGGTCAGTGTGGAGCTGGGTACCGTCGCAGTCACTGCCGCGTCCTGGACCTACTTCCAGCTCAGTGCGCGATTGCCATCGGTTAAAGGCAAGTCGTTGGGAAGCAATGCCGGCAGCGACTTCCTCTGGTTGGTGGTGGACCTGTGCGCTGATGCCTATGGTGGCGTCATCTCTGGCCAGAGCGGGGAGTTCGGCATCGCCATGATGCAGCTGGAGCGCGGAATTCTGGCGACGGCGTTCGATCTTCGCCCATTGGCCCAGGAGCTGCAGCTGTGCCAACGCTACTACGAGAAGTCCTACGACGATGACGTCATTCCTGGGACTGCGACCAACAGCGGACGCTACAGCTGGGGCAACTCGGCTGCGACGGGGGCAACCACCTACGTGTCGGTGCCGTTCAAGACGCGCAAGCGGGTGACGCCGGCGATTGTGGTCAGGCCCAACAACAATGTGGTCGAACCCGGTTACGTCAACCAGGACGACAGCAGCCGCACTCCTGCATCGGTTCCCACCATCGCGACGAATGTCTTCGAAGTTGCCTGGGGCAATGCGCCGGGGCGTTGGGGCGGATGGTTCCACTGGACGGCGGATGCAGAGATCTACTGACTATCCCGGGCGTGCCAGGGCCTCTTCGATCCACGCGGAATGAGTCTGCCGAAACACAACATGGCCGCAGGTTTCCACCAGTGCGGCAAGGAAAGTCAATGGCTAGAAAGACAATCGACCTCGATACCATTCAGGCGAATGGTAAACGAGGGGAAACACAGCGCCCGGCGTTCACCAAGGTCAACGAGAATTTCGCTGAAGTCTACGCGGGCCTGGACGAGGTCCAGGCAGCGGTCGACAGCCTGGACAGCCGCATGGCAGGCCGCAACCGCCTGATCAATGGCGACTTCCGGGTGTGGCAACGTGGAAGCACCTTCGCGGCCGCGACAGGTGCGCGCTACACCGCAGATCGATGGCTGGTGAATGCGCAGGGCAGCACCATCTCAGCGTCACGCGACGATATCGCCGCAGGTGGCGGTGCAAGTGGAAGGTTGCTTGCTGGCTCCAGGCACATGCTGAAGCTCGCCGTTGAAAGCGCTGCAGGTGCGGACAACATGGCACTGGTCCAGCAGCGCATCGAGGACGTGCGGACGTTCGCCGGGAAACGGGTCACGATCAGCTTCAAGGCGCGGGCCACGGTCGACAATTTCAAGGTGGGTCTTGAGTTCCAGCAATCCTTCGGCGTCAATGGATCGACGGCCGCTGACAGCATTGGTGGTGCGATCTCGCTCGACACGATGTGGCGTTGGCATCAGTTGACCGTGGACGTCCCTGGTATCGCCGGCAGAACCCTTGGATCCAGTGACTACCTGCAGCTCAGCCTGTGGCTTGACGCCGGCGCCACCTTCGCCGGCCGTGCCTTCGGGGCGGGGCAGAAGAGTGGCGTGGTCTATCTGGCTGAAGTACAGATTGAGGAGGGCGATACCGCGACCGACTTCGATCGCCGACCGGAGGCGCTGGAACTGCTGTTGTGCCAGCGCTACTACGAAGTGGTTGATGTGAATCGCCTGGTGGGTATCACCTATACCGCCAACGGTGACACGCGTGCCTGCGTGCCGTTCAAAGTGCGCAAGCGCGTCTCGCCCGTTGTTACCTCATCATCCAGCCACTTGAACCTTGTCGGCTTCGGACGGGTGGCCGAGCTCGTCAATTTCGACGGCGGCATGCCTGGGTGGCAAGGCACTCCCGATATGGCGGTGATGGCATCCCTCTCCAGCAACATGCAGGGCGCAGGCGCGGTTCTGGTGTGGTCCACCACTTCGCAGATCCTGGTCTTCGGCGATGCGGAGCTTTGACATGAAGAAACCCGCCATCCAGCACAACCAGCTTCACTGCTTCACCACCAATACCTCCCTGCCGCCTGGTCATCGTGTCCTCGTTTGCGGCGCCGGGAGACCGGCACCCAGCAATGAACCATCCGGCCTGCCACTTTCACGCGAACTGCGTGCCGCAACACAGGAGACCTACTCATGATCACCGCCGATGCCCAGCAACTTGAGCCGGGTGGCCGCATTACTGTCTTCGAACTGGACGCCAGCAGTTTCGGTGCCGACCAGCTGTTCTTCCACGCGCACCTGCAGAGCGGTGTGATCACCTGGCAGGGTCAGGAGTACGGCCCCTGGCCGATCGAAGCCAGCGGCTTTGAACGAACCAGCGACCAGCCGCCGAACCCGAAGCTTCGGGTCAGCAACATCGATGGCCGCATCACCGCGATGTGCCTGCTGTTCGATGATCTGGTCGGCGCCCGCGTCATCCGTCGGCAGACGCTGGCCAAGTACCTGGATGCTGCCAACTTCGAAGAGGGCAATCCCAGCGCCGATCCGGCAGAGCACTTCCCTGACGAGGTCTGGTTCATCGAGCGCAAGGTCGGTGAAGACAAGCAGATGGTGGAGTTCGAGCTGACTACAGCCATCGATCTCAACGGCGAACAGCTGCCCGGCCGGCAGATCATCGCCGGCATGTGTGGTTGGCTGGTACGCGGTGGCTACCGCGGCCCTTACTGCGGCTACAACGGTCCCGCAGTTGCCGATGGCGACGACGTTGCCACCGATGATCCCGCCCGCGACCAGTGCGGCGGCCGTGTGCGCAGCTGCAAGATGCGCTTCGGCCAGGACAAGCCTTTGCCCTATGGCGGCTTCCCGGCGGCCGGCCTGCTCCGCTCCTGATCCAGCGCTTCCGATTCTCCACTTCCAGGCCCGCTCGCGCGGGCTATTTTTTTGGGTGAAACATGCAACCAACAACCCTGCAGGCCATACAGGCACATGCCGTGGCCGAGTACCCGCGCGAGTGCTGCGGGCTGATCGTGGCCATCGAAGGCCGCGAGCACTATCTGCCGTGCCGCAACCTCGCGGGCACGCCCAGTGAACACTTCCGCCTGCCGGCCGAGGACTATGCCGTCGCCGAGGACAAGGGCGAGGTGCTGGCACTGGTGCACAGCCATCCGGACGCGGCAGCCACACCGTCGGACGCGGATCGGGTGATGTGCGAGCACAGTGGCCTGACCTGGCACATTGTCAGCGTCGGCCAAGTGGACGGTGATGCGCCGGAATGCGGTGATCTGCAGACCATCCACCCGAATGGCTATGCCGCGCCGCTGGTCGGCCGCCAGTTCGCCCATGGTGTGCTGGACTGCTACAGCCTGGTACGCGACTTCCACGCGCGTGAACTGGGCATTTCCTTGTCCGACTACACCCGCGACGACGACTGGTGGGACAAGGGCCAGGACCTGTACAGCCTTGAGCGACTGCATGCGGAAGGCTTCGACCTGATCGAAGGCGAGCCGCGGCGGGGCGACATGATCCTGATGCAGATCCGCTCGCCGGTGACCAATCACGCCGGCGTCTACCTGGGCGACGGGCAGATGCTGCATCACCTGCATGGCCGCCTGTCCGAAACCGTGCCCTACGGCGGGATGTGGGCCGAGCGCACCCGTTGCATCGTCCGCCATCGCGAGGTGCACCATGACTGACCGTCTTCGTACCATCCGCCTGTACGGCAAGCTGGGTGCGCGCTTCGGGCGCAAATTCCGGCTGGCGGTGAACAGCCCCGCCGAAGCCGTGCATGCGCTGTGCGTAATGCTGCCCGGCTTCCAGCAGTACCTGATGGGTGCAAAGTCCAAGGGCATTGAATTCGCCGTTTTCGCTGGCAGGCAGAACTTGTCGAAGGAACAGTTGCACGATCCGCCTGGCCAGGACGATATCCGTATCGCGCCGGTGATGGTGGGCAGCAAACGAGGCGGTGTGCTGCAGACGATTGCGGGTGTCGTTCTGATCGTCGTCGGCGCGATTGCATCGGCCTATGGATACGGAGCAATCGGCGAGCCAATGATCAAGATGGGCGTGTCCATGGTCATTGGCGGCGTAACGCAGATGCTCTCTCCCCAGCCCAAGGGGCTGGCAGCAAAAGACTCGCCCGACAACACCCCCAGCTACAGCATGAACGGCACCGTCAACACACAGGCGCAGGGCAATCCCGTACCGGTCGCTTACGGCGGGCATGACAAGAAAGGCATGTTCATCGGCTCGGCCGTGATCAGCGGCGGCATCCTGGCGGAGGACCAGTTTTGAACCAGATAATTCAATCCGCACAGCGTGAGCGCAGTGCACCCATGCCCACGCTGGCCGGCGCAAAAAAGGGCTCCAGCAATGCACGCACGCCGGTGGAAACGCCGGACAGCCTGCACTCGATGGCGGTTGCCCGCATCATCGATCTTGCCAGTGAAGGTGAGATCCGCGGTCTGGTAGCGGGCAAGCAGTCCATCTACCTGGACCAGGTACCGATCGAGAATCCGGACGGCACGCTGAACTTCTCCGGCGTGGACGTACAAACGCGTTCGGGCGCCCAGGACCAGGAGCACATCAGCGGCTTCCCCTCGATCGAGAACGAAGTCGGCGTCAACGTCGAACTGCGCAGCGATGCGCCCGTGGTACGCACCGTGTCCGGTGCCGATCTGTCAGCGGTCCGTATCCGTTTTGCGGTGCCTGCGCTGCAGAAGACCAACACCGAAAACGGTGATACCGAGGGCTACCGCATCATGTATGCGGTGGACCTGTCCACCGATGGTGGCCCGTTCAGCACCGTGCTGAACGATGCCTTCAGTGGCAAGACCACCAGCCAGTACGAGCGCAGCCGCCGCATCGATCTTCCGGCGGGCAGCCAGTGGCAGGTGCGCATCCGCCGACTGACTGCGAATGCCAACAGCAGCACCATCGCCGACACCATCAATGTGCTGTCGATGACCGAGATCATCGATGCCAAGCTGCGCTATCCGAACTGCGCGCTGGCGGCGGTGCAGGTCGATGCCAGCCAGTTCCAGAACATTCCCACACGCTCGTATCAGTTGTGGGGGCGCATCGTCCGTATCCCGTCCAACTACGACCCGCTCACCCGAGTCTACAGCGGTGTATGGGATGGCACCTTCAAGAGCGGCTGGACCAACAATCCGGCGTGGGTGTTCTTCGACATCGTCACCAACGATCGCTTCGGCCTGGGCCATCGCATCCCGCTGGACTGGGTGGACAAGTGGCGCCTGTACCAGATTGCAGGCTACTGCGATGAGCTGGTCAGCAACGGCCAAGGCGGCAAGGAGCCGCGCTTCACCTGCAGCCTGTACCTGCAGACCCGCGCTGAGGCGTACAGGGTGCTGCAGGACATCGCCACCATGTTCCGTGGCATCAGCTTCTATGCGGCCGGTCAGGTCATGGCTTCGGCCGATATGCCCAAGGACCCGTTGCTGACCTACAGCCAGGCCAACGTCATCGAGGGCCGCTTCCACTATGCGGGCAGCAGCCGTACGGCGCGACATACCGTCGCTCTGGTGTCCTGGATCGATCCGGATGACTTCGGTCGGCAGAAGGTTGAAGTGGTGCAGCACCTGCCTGGTGTTGCCCGCTATGGCATCAACCAGACTGAAGTAACGGCGGTGGGTTGCCATTCGCGCTCGCAGGCGCAGCGGGTGGGCAACCATATCCTGCATACCGAGATGCTGGAAACCGAGACGATCAGCTTCTCCGTAGGGCTTGATGCACTGGGCTGCATGCCGGGTGACGTGATCCAGGTGGCCGACCCGAACCGCGCCGGTCGCCGCAACGCGGGACGTATCCGCAGCGCGGGTGCCCGTACCATGGTGCTGGACCAGCTGCCAGAGAAGATTGAAGCAGGTGACATCCTGCGCGCCACGCTCCCCAACGGCCATTCCGAAGCGCGTACGGTGCAGTCGGTTGACGGCAATACGGTCATGGTCACTGCACCGTGGTCGGCAGTGCCGGTCGCGCAGTCGGTCTGGGCATTGGAGTCGCCGGAGCTGGCACTGCAGCAGTACCGCGTGCTGTCGATCAGTGAAGGCGAAGAGCTGACCTACCAGATCACCGCGCTCAAGCATGTGCCGGGCAAGTATGCCGCCATCGATGATGGTACGCGCCTGGAGCAACTGCCGATCAGCATCGTGCCACCCAGTGTGCAGCCGCCACCGAGCAACGTGCGGATGGCCTCGCATGTCGTGGTCGATCAGGGTATTGCCACGTCGATGCTTACCATCGAGTGGGATGCGGCAGACAAGGCGATCGCCTATGACGTGGAATGGCGTCGTGGCGATCTCAACTGGGTACGCGCCGGTCGCGTGGGTACGCAGAGCCTGGAAGTGCGTGGCGTGTATGCCGGCCAGTACCTGGCCCGGGTGCGTGCGGTCAATGCGCTGGGTGCGGTGTCGCAGCCGATGGTCAGCGCACTGACGACGATTGAGGGCAAGACCACGCCACCGCCGTCGCTCTCGTCGTTGACCAGCACCAGTCACCCCTTCGGCATCGCACTGTCCTGGGGCTTCCCCCAAGGCGCAACCGATACCGAGCGTACCGAGCTCTGGTACAGCACCGGTACCAACCGTGAGAGCGCGATCAAGCTCGGTGACTTCGCCTATCCGCAGGCGCAGCACCAGATGAACGGTCTGGCCGCAGGCGTGCGTTTCTGGTTCTGGGGGCGCCTGGTGGATCGCAGCGGCAACATCGGGCCCTGGTATCCACTGGATGTCGGGGTGCTCGGCGAATCGAGCAGCAACCCAGACGACTACGACAGCTACTTCGCTGGCCGCATCAACGAAAGTGCCTTGGGTCAGCAGCTGCAGCACAAGATCGAGCGCGTCACCGAGGTACTGCCGCTGGTATGGGACGCGGCTGCTTCGTACAGTCCGGGCCAGACCGTCATCCATGGCGGCCGGATCTGGAGCTGGCAGGGAGGCGCAGCAGGCAACGAAACGCCTCCCGGTACCCACTGGAAGGATGTGGGTGATGCCATCGCTGACGCTGGTGCCGTTGTTGGTCGTGTCGATCAGCTTGAGATGGACGTCACCGAGGTCGATGGCAAGGTGGCCGCGCAGGGTCAGAAGGTCGACGGATTGTTCGCCCAGGTCAGCGACCACAGCGCGGGCGAGGAGGACTACAACGTCGGTGAGAACGACGTTACTGCCGGCGCCATCACCGTCTACAGCGTAATGGCGGAGAAGGACGCGGCACTGGCCAAGCGGGTGGATACGGTCGAGGCATCCATCGATGGTGTTCCCGGCAAGATCGAGGGTGTCAGTGCCGCGGTCCAGCAGGTCTCGCAGGCCGTGGTCAACCTGGATGGGAAGGTCAGTGCGACCTATACGGTCAAGGCACAGATCACCAGCGCCGGGCAGATCTACATGGCCGGTATGGGCCTGGGCGTGGAGCAGCAGCCTGATGGCAGCTACCAGAGCCAGATCCTGATGCAGGCGGATCGCTTCGCGCTTATCAATGAGAGGAACGGGCAGATCACCACGCCCTTCGTAGTCGAGAACGGGCAGACCTTCATCAGCCAGGCGTTGATCGGCAACGGCAGGATCCAGAACGCGATGATCGGTGACTTCATCCAGTCCAACGCGGTGGGCGCCAAGGGCTTGCCGCGTTGGCGGTTGGACAAGAGCGGCGCGATGACGATGACCGGCCCGGACAACGGGGGCTATCTGACCATCGTCAACAACGTGATCCAGGTATTTGATGCAGCCGGAACGCTGCGTGTGCAGATGGGGGTGTGGTGATGTCTGCAGGAATTCAAGTATTCAATGCCGACGGCAGCCTGGGTTACGACCCGCAGGGACGGTTGTTCCGCGTGCTTGCACGCGTGCAGTACAGCACGGTGGACAGCAGCGCCGCCTTCTCACGGCAACCGGAGGATACCGATCTAACGGCGGTCGCTCGCGGCTGGTATGCCCCGGACTTCACCATCGACATGGCCTCCGGCACCATCAGCTGGCGCCACGTCAACGTTCCCCTCAAAGACCGCTATCCCGGCACTGTCGAAATATGGGCGCGCTGACATGACCGCAGGAATCAAGATCATCAATGACTGGGGCACGGTGCTGATCGACGATGCCTTCCCGACACTGGCGATACTCGCTCAGGGCACCACTACGCTGGACGGTGAAGGCAGCCGCTACATCGGCAACCATGCGGGTTCCGTGGCTGTGCGCTCGACCGCAGTGGTGGGTAGCCAGTACTTCAACGAGATCGACGGCTATCCAGCTGGGTTGTATCTGTTGGGTCCACCCGGTGCAGTGGTGCAGTGGTATGTCTACGCGCCACCGCAGGAACCGCCGAGCAGTTTTGGCCTGATCATCCGTGACAGTGCTGGCCGTCTGATGTTCGACGCGGGCAGGAAGGCCGCGCGGGTGGCTGGCCTGCGCTCGGCATCGACGCGCCCCGGCTGGCAGGGCAGTGCACAGTTCGATCCTGGTCGGGCGTGGGCAGTGATGCCTCTGGTCTCCGCGTTCGATTCGGTGAACACGTTCCGGCGATGGGGCGATCCACAGGAGTACCTGCAATACGAGGACGTGAGTGTTTCCGGAGGGGCTGTGAACGGTGGCACCATCACCTTCGGGATGACGTCCAAGGCTCGTCGCACCTATGGACCCAACTACGGCCTGCCTCTGCCCACCGGGTTCACCTATACCGCGAACAATGCAGCCCTCGCGGTGCTTGACGTGACCGGCTACTAACGCAGCGGGCGCGCAACATAGGGAGCGAACGGGGCCTGGCTGGCCATTTGAGCCGCCCGGCCCCTTCCCGTAAACTCCGCCCCTTCCACGCTCCCCGACGACGCACTGCAGTGATCACGCCACCCTGAACCTTGCCGCCCTTCGGCAGCCGGCCCATCCGGCTCAGGAACCCGTGTCTTTCCACTGCAGCGCCACGTGGCCTCGCCCGCGTGTGCGCGGAGCTTTTCCATGCAAATGTCCTATCCCCTGCGCCAGCAATGGCTCGGCAACCTCCGTGGTGATCTGCTGTCCGGTGCCGTTGTCGCCCTGGCGCTGATTCCCGAAGCCATCGCGTTCTCGCTGATCGCTGGCGTCGACCCCAAGGTCGGCCTGTATGCCGCGTTCTCCATCGCCGTGATCACCGCCATCGCCGGTGGCCGGCCGGGCATGATTTCCGCTGCCACCGGTGCGATGGCACTGGTGATGGTCGACCTCGTTCGTGATTACGGCCTGCAGTACCTGTTCGCCGCCAGCATCCTGGCCGGCCTGCTGCAGGTAGTGGCCGGCGTGTTCAAACTCGGTTCGTTGATGCGCTTCGTTTCGCGCTCGGTCATCACCGGCTTCGTCAACGCACTGGCCATACTGATCTTCCTGGCGCAGATGCCGGAACTGATCGGCCGCGGCCCCATCGTCTACGTCCTGTGCGCCGCCGCGCTGGCGATCATCTACCTGCTGCCGCGCGTTACCCGCGCTGTGCCTTCGCCGCTGGTGGCCATCGCCGTGTTGACAGCGGTGGTGATGGGGTTCGGCATCGACGTACGCAGTGTCGGCGACATGGGCCGGCTGCCCGACAGCCTGCCGCACTTCTTCATCCCCGACGTGCCGATGACGTGGGACACCCTGCGCATCCTGCTGCCGGTGTCGGCGACGCTGGCGGTGGTCGGGCTGCTCGAATCGATGATGACCCTGCAGATCGTCGAGGACATCACCGAGACGCCCAGCGAGCGCAACCGCGAATGCGTCGGCCAGGGCCTGGCCAACACGGTCACCGGTTTCCTCGGTGGCATGGCCGGCTGCGCGATGATCGGCCAGTCGGTCATCAACGTGACCTCCGGCGGTCGAGGCCGGCTGTCCTGCCTGGTGGCCGGTGTACTGCTGCTGGTGCTGGTGGTGTACGGCAGCGATCTGGTGGAGCAGATTCCGATGGCGGCGTTGGTGGCGGTGATGATCATGGTCAGCATCGGTACCTTCAGCTGGCGCTCGCTGCGCGACCTGCGCACGCATCCGCGCAGTTCATCGGCGGTGATGCTGCTGACCGTGGTGGTCACTGTGGCCACCCACGACCTGGCCAAAGGCGTGCTCAGCGGCGTGCTGTTGTCTGCCCTGTTCTTCGCCCGCAAGGTGGGGCGCATGCTGGACGTGCAGCGCGAAGACCTTGCGGACATGCAGGTCTACCGTGTGCGCGGCCAGGTGTTCTTCGCCTCGGCCGGACAGCTGGGTGCGGCCTTCGATTACCAGCATGTGTCGCCGAAGGTGCAGATCGACCTGTGCGAGGCCCATCTGTGGGATCTGACTGCCGTCGCCGCGCTGCAACGCGCGCAGGAAAAGCTCGCCGCGCACGGCGCCGAGGTCAGCGTTGTCGGCCTCAACGCCGCCAGCCAGACGCTGATCGAACGGGTGGGAGGGCGCGGCGGCGCACATTGACCGTGCGCCCGGTCCAAACCGGTGCCGGGGATCCAGGCATCGGTCTGGCAAGCCGGATTTCTGCGATGCCGTGCGCGCAAGCTGAATCCAGTCAGCCATCTGAAACCGCCGCTGTCGTAGGATTGCCACCGTGATGGGGCCGATGGAGGGCCCCTCCCTGCCGGCGACCGCTGGCGACACGCAAGGGAGATACAGGCAATGCAGGCAATGGATGCCCGTCGGGGCAATGAACAGATCGCCTCCGGCCGTCGGTACTGGAAGGTGCTGGCCCTGTGCCTGGCGCTCACCGCGTGCCAGGCACCTTCTTCCCCTGCATCGGCCGAAGCGGCGCCCACCCCGGCACCGCTCGCCGCGGCCGCGCCGGCAGCGACCCCCAACCCAGCGTCCGGTGATTCCTCCGGGTACCCCGATGCGTCCTACACGGACGGTCGCCTGCGCCCGGCTTATGGCTGGTGCGTGGATGGCGTGGAGGATGCGGGCAAGCTGCAGGCCTGCGGCAAGGACGAACTGGCCTATCAGGAAGGGCGCCTGCAGGATGGTGCCAGCAAAGCCGTGACCGGGCTCGATGCTGCTGCGAAGAATGCGTTCCTGGCCACCCAGGCGACCTGGCGCAGCGATACCGACCGTCATTGCGCCGCTCCGGCCAATGCCGCTGTGGATGACCTGCAGAAGGCACATGAGTGCCGCCTGTTCCGCGTGGCCAACCGCGCTGACGCATTGCTGGCGCAGAGTGCGCCGCCCGATACCTCCTATACCCAGGCAACGCTGCGGCCCGAATACACCCGTTGCGTGCAGGATGCCCGGGGCATGGACGACCAGCTGGAAGTCTGCGACACGACCGAGCTCGCCCACCACAAAGCGCTGCTGGAAGCACAGGTTGCGCGGCTGATGGACAGCCCTGACGGCCCGGCCAAGGACCGCTGGATGGACGAGCAGGCCAACTGGGCTGAGGACACCGACAAGCGCTGCAGTGCGGCCACGGAGAGCGTGGGTCAGGCGCTGGACGCGCAGTCGTGCCGCATCAACCGCTACGCCAACCGCGCAGTGGAACTGCAGAAGCGCATGCTGACCCCCTGACGGGGCCTCCGGCGTGTGCAACGCATCGAAACATTGACCGGTAGGAAGCAGGCCATGGCGAGCGGGACCTTGGGCATTGTGGTGGCGGTGATTGCAGTGCTGTGCACTGGCCAGGTGCATGCCGCGTCCGCGCTGAGCGCGGCTTACCAGGCGTGCTCAGGCCGCGCGCAGGGCACCATCGAAGAAGCCGCCTGCCTGTCCAGCGAATCGGACCGGCAGGACCGCCGGTTGAACCAGGCGTACCGGCAGTTGCAGGGACGCCTCGACGCCACGGCCAAGGCCCACCTGCTGGCCGCACAACGGGCGTGGCTGCAGTCGCGCCAGCGCGATGGCGAACTGGAAACCGTGCTGTACGACGATTCGCAGCCGGGCAACCTGCAACAGAAATTGAATGACACCGAGCGCCTGCGCGCGCGCGCCGATCAGCTGGAAACCTACCTGCGCCTGATCGGTCCGTAATCCGCAACACGGTCATCCCTCCACGGACCAGGAAGTGAGCCATGCCAAACAACATCGATACCCGTAACCTGGACGCAACCGCCGGCGCGGTGTTTTTCGCCGTCGGACGCGGCACCGAAGGTGGCGGATCGTCGTACCACCTCAGCATCGCCGGCATCACCAAGGGACTGGAAGAGCCGAAGTGGGGCACGGTCAGCGCGGTGGCCGCCAACAGTGGCTATTCGCTGGGGACCATCCAGGTCGACTTCGGCCAGCGTGGTACCTGGCCACTGGGCGCTACCGCAGAGCGCACGCTGAAGGCCGGCGAGACGACGTACGTGGATGCAGTCATCGACCAGGCCAGCGCCTATGCCAAGGCACATCGGCTGCCCTTCACCAACGACCGTGCCGACCTGCGTGCGGACCTGCTCAGCCACGGCGACGGCGAGGGCAAGCGCTCCTCGATCCGCTTCATCGATGTCCCGACCCGCGACAGCATCAACGCTTGGGCCGGGTCGCCCGAAGGCAAGCAGTGGATCCACACCCACGTGGACTACCCGCAGGTGCGCAACGCCACCCGCATCGCCATGACCATGCTGGACACGCACGGTAGTGGCATTGCAGAAGACAAGCGTTTCGAAGCGATCGCGCTGATCGCCAAGTCCGCCAACCAGTTGCCAGGGACACTGCCGCAGCTGGAAGCGGTACTGAAGCGGGGCGGCGACTACCAGGACCTGCGCGACAAGGCGGCCGAGATCCGCCAGGACAAGAAATACTATGCCGGCCTGGCGGCCGCTGACGTCGCCGCTGGTTATGAAGACGCCTATCCCCGCCACTCAGCGGAGATGGATCGCGCGCACCTGAAAGTGGGTCGCCGTGACTTCGCACCGGCCAACGAAGCAAGCGATCCCGACATCCGCGTAGCGCTGGAACAGGCGCGCTCGCACAAGCACGGTGGCGCTGGCCCGCAGGTGCTGAAAGAGGGCTCTACCGGCCGCGCGGTGGAGAAGCTGGAGCACAACCTGCATGCCTTGGGTTACGGCGGTGCAGGCGCCCAGGCGATCCACCCTGATCGCCAGTTCGATGCCAGCACCCGGCAGGCCGTCGAAGCCTTCCAGCGCGACCACCGTCTGAATCCGGTCGATGGCAAGGTGGGGCCTGCGACGCTGGGTGCGATCGACCGCGAGGCGCGCGCGCTGCAGCGTGACATGGCCGCGCTGGGCTTGACCGATGCGCATGGCAAAGCGATCACCGCAGATGGCTACCTGGGGGCTGGCAGCCAGCACGCCATCAACGTGTTCCAGCAGCAGCACCATCTGCCGGCCACCGGCATGGCCGACGCACAGACGCGCCGGGCCATCGATGCCGAAGCTGCACAGCATCGCCCTGCTGTGCCTTCGCCTGCTGCCCCGGCCGCCCCGGCCGCCCCGACAGCGCCGACAGCCCCGACGAGGGCCGCGGCACCCGCAGCGCAGCAGCACACCGGTCCTGCCGGCGGCGCAGCGCCCGGTGGCGGGCGCATTTCCGTGGTGGAGCCCTTCGGCAACGGCAGCAGCAACCGCGTCCTTCGCCATGGCATCAGCGGCGACGACGCGTTCCGCGAGCTGAAGATCCACCATCCCAAAACCAATGCCGCCGCCGTGCGCGCCGGCGATGCCAGCAAGGTTGACCGCACGGCGGACATGGTTGACGGCGAACTGGAGGCCGTGCGCAAGCGCGAGGACATCAACGGCATTCCGCTGGTGCAGAAGGACCTGATCCTGACCGACCGTGCCGGCGGGCGCAGCCTGATGATTCCCAGTCCGGTGGCCGGCTACGTCAAGCTCAACAACGACGGCACCAATTCCATCAGCATCTACAGCCATCCGGTCGGCGATGCCCGCCGCGAGCTGGTGGGCCAGGTGTTGCACGGCGCCGTCGGCTCCATCCCGTACAAGACTGGCGATTTCGTCGAGTACGGTGCGCCGCTGGTGCGCCAGTCCGATGTGGGATCGCCCGGCGCGGTGCACGCGCATATCGAAGTGGAGCCGGCGCAGTTCCGGCGTTACCTCGGCGACATGCTCAACGACCGCATCACCCTCGGTGGCAAGGTGCACGCGCAGGGGCCCGAAGCCGCGCAGGCCGCACGCGCCACGCAGCAGGCGCCGATGGCCGATGGCATGCTGGTGCAGGGCGAACGCGGTGACGAGGTCAAGGCGCTGCAGGGCAAGCTGGCAGCCCTGGGCCACGTGGGCGCCGACGGCAAGCCGCTGGCTACTGATGGCATCTACGGCAAGGACACCTTTGCGGCGGTCAAGCAGTTCCAGGCCAACAACGGCCTGGAGCAGGATGGCAAGGCCGGCCGCCAGACCCTGGGCCGATTGGATGACCCGGCCGCAGTGAAGGCCGCAGGCCAGCCTGCTGCGCCGGCAAAGGCGGAGCCGACCGCACCGGCAGCTCCCAGCATGCGCGACCCTTCGCATGCAGAGAATCCGCGCTTTAACCAGGCGCTGGAGAAACTGCAGGTGCTGCAACAGCAGCGCGTGCAGGCCGGGCTCTGCCCGCTGTTCGCCAACGCGCAGGAAACCGAACGTGCCGCCGGCCAGCTGGCCTACGAGAGCAAGGTCGCCGGCATGCGCCAGATCGACCACGTGGTCGCGCGCCCGGATGGCAGCGGTCTGTTCGCCGTGCAGGGCAACGTCGGCGACCCGGCCGCGCAGCGCACCTTCGTCGACAGCCGACAGGCCGTGTCGCAGTCGGTCGAGGCCAGCACCCGCCAGACCGAGGAACTGGATATCCAGTTCAACCAGCGCGTGCAGGAACAGCAGCAGGAGCAGGTGAAGGGGCGCGCGCAGTAAGGTCGCCGCTGTGGGTACCCGGGGCCGGTCGTACGCGGCTCCGGGCAGTACTCCGGGCCCCGCCGTCGCCGTTCAGCCCGGCGGTGTAAACTATTGATCTCACTGGCAATGCCAGTCTCCACGATCAACCGCCCGATGACGTCCGCCACCGCCCGTTACGCTGATTCCCTGCGCCTGTCCGTTGCCCCCATGATGGACTGGACCGACCGCCATTGCCGGGTGTTCCACCGCCTGCTGGCGCCGGGTGCGCGGCTGTACACCGAAATGGTGCACGCCAACGCGGTGATCCACGGCGATCGCCAGCGCCTGCTCGGTTTCGATGCCAGCGAACAACCGCTGGCGCTGCAGCTCGGTGGCAGCGATCCGGCCCTGTTGGCACAGGCCGCGCGCATCGCCGCCGAGTGGGGCTATGACGAGGTCAATCTCAACTGCGGCTGCCCGTCCGACCGCGTGCAGGCCGGTCGTTTCGGTGCCTGCCTGATGCGCGAGCCGGTGCTGGTGGCCGAGTGCGTATCGGCCATGGTCGAGGCGGTGGACATCCCGGTGACGGTGAAGTGCCGCCTGGGCGTGGACGAGGACGACAACTACGACGTATTCGCCAGCTTCGTCGACCGCCAGGTCGAGGCCGGTGCCGCGATGGTGGTGGTGCACGCCCGCAATGCCTGGCTGAAGGGCCTGTCGCCGAAGGAGAACCGCGAGGTTCCGCCGCTGAAGTACGACTGGGCCTATCGCCTGAAGCAGGAGCGCCCGGCGCTGCCGGTGGTGCTCAATGGCGGCCTGGCCAGCATCGAGGCGGTGCAGGCGCAGACCGCGCACGTCGATGGCGTGATGCTCGGCCGCGCGGCCTACCACGACCCCTACCTGCTGCATCAGCTGGAGGCCCTGCACAGTGGCGCGCCGCTGCGACCGCGTGCTGAACTGCTGCGCGCCCTGCGTCCGTACATCGAAGCCCGCCTGGGCGAGGGCCTGGCCCTGAAGCACGTCACCCGCCACATCCTCGGCCTGTTCCACGGCCAGCCCGGTGGCCGCGCATTCCGCCAGGTGCTGAGCGAGGGCGCACACCGCCCGGGCGCCGGCTGGGCCCTGATCGAGCAGGCGCTGGAAGTGACCGATCGCGGCGCTGATCGCGCTGCAGCGTGACAGTCGTCACATTCCTGACTTGACAAGCGGAGCGGATTCGTTCCGAATGTTCACTTAGCTGAACGACACGACGGAGCCTCCCGAAAAGTTCAGACCGGATTCACCGCCCGAAACCAAGAATTTGCAAAAGATTTGTAAAACGCCGGGTTCCATTCCGGTGCCCGGATTTACGACTTTTGAACAAATCGCCGTGCTCGGCTAGGATCGCATCGATGTCTTCCGCTCCCTTCCACCGCTGTATTGCCCTGGCCACCTGTGTGGTCCTGGCGGCTGCCCCGCTGTCTTCGGCGCTGGCGCAGGACCCGCAGCGGGAGCAGGGGCGGGCTGAAATGATGGAGCGCGGTGGCCGTGCGGCCAACAACGAGCGCTCGCTGTCCGATGCCGTGCGCCGCGTGCAGCGCACCACCGGCGGCCACATCCTGGGCGCCGAGCGGGTGCCGTTCGATGGTCGTGACATCAACCGGGTCAAATACATGGACGACCGCGGTCGGGTCCGCTACATGGACGACCCCGCCCCGGCACGTTCACAACCGCGCACGCCGCGGTCGGATATGTCATCACTACGCGGCGATAACCCCTGAACAGGGATAGTTGTCGCTATCAACCCGTACCCACAGGCCTCCGGGCCGCACCCAGCACACTAGGGAGAGTTCATGCGTATCCTTCTGGTCGAAGACGAAGCCCCGCTGCGTGAGACCCTGGCAGCCCGGCTCAAGCGCGAAGGTTTTGCCGTCGATGCAGCGCAGGACGGCGAAGAAGGCCTGTACATGGGCCGCGAAGTACCGTTCGACGTTGGCATCATCGACCTTGGCCTGCCAAAGATGTCGGGCATGGAGCTGATCAAGGCCCTGCGCGACGAAGGCAAGAAGTTCCCGGTGCTGATCCTGACCGCGCGTTCGAGCTGGCAGGACAAGGTCGAGGGCCTGAAGCAGGGCGCCGACGATTACCTGGTCAAGCCGTTCCATGTGGAAGAGCTGCTGGCCCGCGTCAACGCGCTGCTGCGCCGCGCCGCAGGCTGGAGCAAGCCGACCCTGGAATGCGGCCCGGTCGCCCTGGACCTGGCAGCGCAGACCGTCAGCGTGGCCGGCAGCAATGTCGACCTCACCAGCTACGAGTACAAGGTGCTGG